TACAGTACCAGGAAACGGAGTAGATGTTTGGTGGAACAAATCAGACCAAAAACATTGGTTTGTTAAATGCTCCCATTGTAATTATGATTACTATTTAAAGTTTCCAGAGAATATTAACTTTGATACCGAGGAGAGAGTATGTGCTAAGTGTCACAAATCTTTATCTAATGAAGATTTAATTAATGGTAGGTGGGTAGTTAAACATCGAGACAGAAAAATTAGTGGTTATTGGTTATCTCAAATGTTTGTTCCATGGATTAGTGCATCTAAAATTATAGAAGATAGTGAGGGAGATAAAGAGATTTTCCATAACTTTACACTAGGACTTCCTTATGTTTCCAAAGATACTACTGTTACTAGAGAATCTATTATTAAATGTATCTCTCCTGGATTTAATCCTCGTACAGGAGTAGCAATCGGAGTAGATAACGGAGTTATTAAACATTATGTTATAGGTAATAGACATGGAATATTTGAAATAGGTACTACTGATAGTTGGGAAGAAATAGAGAGATTAAGAGCACGTTATGGAGCAGTAATGGTTATTGATGCCCTGCCCTATCCTAATACTCCAGCTAAATTAGCAGAGAAGTATCCAGGTAAAGTATTCCTTCATTATTTTCAACAGGATAAAAAGAACTTAGGAGTTATACGTTGGGATGGTAAAGTAGTCAAATCCGATAGAACTAAAATCATAGATGCTGTAGTTGCTGAAATTAACTCTCAGGATGTTACTTATAATATGACCAATACTGCACTAGAAGATTATATTCACCACTGGGAAGCAATGTTTAGAGTAATAGAAAAAACTCCCATGGGAACAATGAAACCTAAATGGCAAACTATTGAAGGTAGACCAGACCATTTTGTTTTCTCAACCTTGCTTTATAGAATTGCATTAGAAAAAACAATGTCATTTGGTGGTATAATTAAGAGTCCTCAACCAAGAGGGTCAGACGAAGAAGGGCATCCTATTATTAATGAAAATTTAACAGTAGGGGCACTGGATTTAAAAGATGTACTGCGAAGATCACAGAAAAAAGTAATGAAATAACTATGAATATATATGCTTTGAACCCAGATATAATCTTCTACGAAAAAGAAAGTAATTTTAATGGAAAAATAATCTCAGTATTCTTAACCAATGGAACTAACGTTGTTAATAATTTTAGGTGTCCTAACTGTGGTAGAATAACTTTTCAATATAGCGGAGATATAGACTCTATTTATGTTGGTGCTAAAATAATCAAAGAACCAATCATTGATATTATGTGTCATCAGTGCAAAGTAAAGCTTAGAGTTTATCAATAATGGTATAATATACTTATGGAAAATAACCAAGAAGGAGTAATAGAAATCCAAGAAAGATTAGATGTCAATTTAACCGAAGACCAAGTTAAAACTATACTTGCTAATCGTATAGAAAAAGGTAAATCTTTTTGGGAATGCAAAACTTAATCTTACTAAAGTTAGAGAAGATAACGAAAAACGTTGGATGGGTAAGAACAGAGAGGTGGCAGGACAAAGAATTTATGATTATCAAACAGCCTACGAAGATAATAGAATATTTGTATCAGTTGAAACCTTAGCAGCATCTCTTGTACCACGAATTCCTACTCCAGAAATATTAGCAGCCAAAGATACTTATGCTTCTAGAGAACTTGCAGTTAATTTTGAGAAAGTTTTACAAAGAAAAGCAGAAGATGAAATGCTAAAGAGCAAACTTAGAATGGCAGTTAGACATATCCTAATGGGTTATCGTTGTGGAATATTAAAACTTAGTTGGGATTTTGATAGAGGTATTAAGGGAGAAAATGGTAAACCTTTAGGAGATATTAAAGTAGATTATGTTAGACCCCACAGAATTGTAATAGATGCAGACGCAACAGACCCTAATGATATTGGTTTAATGGCAGAAAATATATCTTGTACCCTAGAAGATGTAATTAGAAAGTTTCCTGATAAAAAATTAGAAATAATGGCAAAGTATGGTAAAAACTCTGCAGATTTAACTCTTGGTAGTCCTGCTAATTATTGGGAAGTATGGTTTACTTATTTTAATGATAAAGGAGAAAAGAGAGAAGGATTAGCGTGGAAGATGGAAGATTTAATTTTAGGATACGGAGATAATCCTTATTACAACTACGAAGAAGGAACTTCTAACTTCCTAGACTGTGCACCTAAACCTTATGTATTCTTTAACTTCCTAAGAATAGGTAGGTGGGTATTCGATGATAGTGTAAGTGCGGATACACCAGTAATTATTAGAAGAAATAAAAAATTTGTAGATATTCTTCCAATAGAAGAACTAACCCCTAATTATGTTAATAATGACGATGGATACTATGAAAAATATCGCCATGTTGCTAAAAGTATAGAAGCTTTAAACAAAGAAGGAAATTGGTGTCCAATAGATTATGTTTATAGACATAAAGTTAAAAAAGATATTTATACAGTAGTAACTGGTTCAGGAGTTGCTAAAGTTACAGGAGACCATTCATTGTTTACAAATTTTAAAGAAGTTAAGGTATCTTCTCTTAAAATTGGTGACAAAGTTGATTTAATACCTACGCCTTTTATTACAGATAATAGCCAATTTTCTTCAGAATATGCTTTTCTTCTTGGTTTTTTTGCCGCAGAAGGATGGTGTGGAAGCAGAAAATATGGTAATTCACAAGATGCTATACACATAGCACAAAAGAATCCAAAAGTATTAGAGAGATTACAACCAATTATTGAAGATTATTGGAGTAGAAAATTTGAAATTAGAAAAAGTAAAGATATGTATTCTTTACAGTTAATTGCTGGAAGAAACGGAAAATCCAGCACAATGGTTAATTGGTTTAGAGAAAATTTTTATACAAGAAGTGGTGAAAAAAGAATTCCAATTTCTATACTAAATTCTAATTTGAAAACAAAGATGGCATTTTTAGAAGGTTATTGGGAGGGTGATGGTTGGGGTGAATTAAAAAATAAAAAACCCGCAAAGTGTTCAACAAAAAGTTTTGTTTTGGCAGCAGGAATAGGTTATCTGTTAAATCAAGTTGGTTATGAGTTTGGTGTTTATTGTAGACACGACAAAGAGAGCAATTTTGAAATTAAAATAAACAGAAGTGGGAAAAAGAAAGTACTATCTAACCAAATTAAAGAGATAAGAAAAAAACAAAATAATGATTTTGTATATGACCTTGGGATAGGAGATGAATCTCATTCATTTGTGGGTGGAGTTGGATTTTTAGCATTTCATAACACCTCGCTTACAGAACAGGCTGCACCATTGCAAGATATATTAAATAAACGAGGACATCAGATTGTTGACAATGCAGACCAAGCAAATGCAGTTAAAGTCTTTAATTCTGAAATGATAGATGCTAAAGATGCAGAAAAATACACAGGAGACCCTAATGATAATTTAATTGTAACTGGTGATGTTAGAATGGCTTTTGCCAGAGTCCCCGCACCAGGACTTCCTTCATATGTTTTACAGGATAAGTACGATGCAAGGGGAGAAATAGATAATATTTTTGGTACTCACGCACCAATGAGAGGAGAAGGTTCTAACTCTCCAACACTAGGACAAGAAGTTTTATCACAACGTGCAGACCTTGGCAGAACCGCTTCTCTATCAGAAGCTATAGAGGAAGGTTCTACTAAGGTCTACCAAATAATGACACAACTTTATAAAGTGTTTGCTAAGAAGGAACATATGGTCAAATATGTAGGTGAGGATGGGAAAGTAAACTTTATTAGATTTTCTAAAGATAAAGTAGAAGATGGAATAGAAATTAGAGTAAAAGCAGGAAGCTTAGAACCAGAAGATAAAATTTCTGATAAAAACGAAGCAGTAGAATTAGCAAAAACTGGTAAGATTATAGACCCATTAACTTTTGCAGAGAAATGGCACTTAGAAAAACCAATAGAGGCAGCTAAACGTTCATTCTATTATGCTTTCGCCCCAGATAAATATGCCTCTGAAATCTTAAAGATTGGTATGGAACAAGGAGTACAAGAAGCATTAGAAACAATCGGTAAAATTAATAATGGAGAATTTATAGCAGGTAAAGAAGATGCAGAACCAGCATACTTAAATGCTTATGGACAATTTGTACAAAGTCCAGAGTTTAAACAACTAGACCCAGAAGTACAAAAACTTCATGTTGTTCATTTACGAGAGACATCAGATATTGTTAAGAGGAATCTTAAAGAAGGTAAATCTTCAGTACCAGAAGAAGAAAATTTACTTAGTAAAATTGTTAAAAGAATAACTGGTAAATATTAACCAAAAGTGATATACTGGTATCATGATTAATGTATCCAAACTAAATCAAATAAAAGAAGAAATAAGAGATGATGGTGCTGTTAGTATAACTTTTTTACGAGAAGGCGTAGAAAAAATACTTGCTAAATTAGAAGAAAAAATAAAACTCTTTACAGAAGAAGTTGTTTTAATTAACAAGCAAGCAATAGAAATGAAAGAAGAATATTCAGAAATAGAAAAAGAGGTAAAATCCTTAAATACACAGTTAATTGCGGGTAATGAAAAAGTAAAAGTATTAAGAATTAAAGAAAAAGAATTAGACGAAAGAGAGAAAAATGATGCAGAACTTCATAAAATCCTTGAAAATAAAAGAATAATGTTAGAAGCAAAAGAAAATCCAACTAAATTTTAAATGGTATAATATAGTATATGTCAAATTCTAAAAAAGATGCGAATAGGATTCATACTTTAATTGGTGTAGATAAAGTTGATGCAGTAACTCCACGAAATGTTGCAGTTAATTCAGTAACTGGTGCTATGGTAGTTGAAGGTTCTGTTACAATAGACACCACAACGCTTGCCACTTCAGCCAAACAAGATACCCAAACTACTCTACTTCAAGGAATAGCAGGGTTTTTACCATCAGTGTATGATTATATAAGTTATACATCTGGTTCAACTACAGATGTTTATGTATTTAAAAATGGTGGAAGTGGTGGTACAACAGTAAGTACGATTACAATTACATTTACAGACAGTACCAAAAAAGTATTAAGTACAGTAGTTAAAACCTAATATGTCATTGCAACAAAACATTGAGTCTATTTACGGAGTTTCTTTAAAAGTAGCCTATCACAAGATATTAGAGGCTAACTTTAACTATGTAGAAAATACAATTACTTTAAGAATAGGAATTTACTGTGATGCTTTATCTAAAACTACAGGCAAACCACCTATCTATATCCGTAAAGTAGTCTTACCAATAGATGAAAAAGTAGTTCCTGTTAGAAAACCAATGTATGACTATCTTAAAACTACTACTAATTATCAAGAGTCTAAGGATGTATAACTATGGCATTCAAAAAATATAATCCACTTTTAGGAATGGGGATTCAAGACTCCTTTGACCCCAATAATGATGTGAGTGAAGCCGTCAACACCGATGCTGTAACTATGCGTGATACCGCAGGACTTAAAAAGTGGTCAATCAAACATAACACTAACATTGTAAAGTACGACCACTACTCCCCTGAACCTGATAACAAACTATTAAATAGTGGATTTGAAACAGACTTATCTTCGTGGACTTCGGTACTTTTTTACATCTTAAACGACCAGTTCACCACCAATCTTGCTGCAGGAGCAGTCAATGGAACTTCTGCTGAACCAACTGGGGGGACAAGAACGGTGGTGGATACCAATTCTAAATTATCAATTAGCAGTTCTCAATTATCATTTGCAACGGGTGGGCCTAGTGGCGGTACCCTTGACCCTGGAATTTGGTATAGTTCCTCAGCGAGAGCTGCTGGAAAAGTGACAACCACAAAATTAAATATTGCGAGTGGTGTTACGAGATTTGGGTGGGGAGTGTCATCTGGTGGAGCAGTTTCCGACGGAGGATTTAATTTTAATGGAACAATTTATGACTATACCAAAGAAGTGGCAGGGTCTTTTTCTACAGGCACGGATTATTATGTAGCCGATATTTTGCGTTCCTCGGGACATTATATGTTTATAAAAGGTGGAACATATACAAATTGGACACTTTTGGATGTAACATCAACAGGAACAACAGCATCAATGTATCCAACAATTCATACGGCTTATGGTGGTGTCTTTACTGCAGACAACATCCGTATCCCTACCACCCTTTGGCTACCTACTCCTCTTAGCTACGACACTTTTACCAGAGGTGATGGAACAATTGGATCATCTGAAACAACTGGCCCCGACTCCCAAACTACTCCCTCCCTCGCTTGGACAGGTGGGGCGATATCTTCTAGTAAAAATGTGATTACACCAACTTTGGGGAGTGAGATGTGGGATGCCGATGCTGCGGCATTTACAAGTGGAACTTATGGTTGGACTGTTTACGGAAGTAACACCATTGCCAATGTTTCAAACGCATTAGAAATTACCTATGTAGACCGCGGTGATGGTGCATTCGTGTCCTTGCGAGCACTTAGTGATTTATCGAGCGATTTGACCGTCGGACAATGGTATTTGTTTACTGTTGACACAAAAATCAATACGGGAAGCGCAATTATTAGAGTCAACAATGGGGCCACACCAACTACGGCTTTGCCAACAACATCTTCAAGTTTTGAGCAACGACAAGTTTCAATCCGTTCGGTGTCTGCCACTAACGGGTCTGTTAATTTCAGTGCTTTATCATCTGGTGAAGTTATTACAGTAGACAACACTTCTCTTAAACCCCTCACTCTCTCCTCTCTTTTCTCCTCTGTCTCAACCAGTGACAGTGATGTGATTGCGGATGCTAATGTAGTTTTAACCGCAGGGACACAGGCGGGATTGGTACTTAATTTAGATAGCACATCAAGCCCTGCCAATTTTATTATTGTCTACCATGACGGAACCAGTGTAAAAGTTGATGAAGCGGTGGCAGGAGTGTATACCAACAAACAAACAACCACTGTTACCTACTCTGCTGGAGCCGTTTTAAGAGCAATTAGGGAAGGCACAAAACTACGGGTCTACTACAACAATGCTTTAGTAGGTGCAGAACTAACCATGACTGCCAATACCAACACTGAACATGGGTTATTCTCTACCTATTCAGGCAACTCGTTTGATAACTTTACTTTGTGGCCAAGAGGAAGTGGAACAACTAAGTTTACAGATGCACCGTTTGAGGAGTTGACGGCTACAAGAGATACAGGGACTAAATATGCAGGAACAGCCAGTGCTAAATTAGTTACAGGTGGGGTGGATGCTACTTTTCTACAATCCTTGAATGTCGGAGATACTGAAACTTATACTTTAATTGGCTACGCTTACACCACGGGAGCGGCAGTAACTACGGCAGACCTTAATCTTTACTACAACGGAGCGGTTATATCTACTTCGTTTACTGACATGGGTTCAGGCTGGTATAGACTTACAGGAACTTTAACAGGAGCTAATGAAGCCAGAGATTACGGAGTTAAAGTCAAAGCAGGGAAAACAGTTTATCTTGATACTCTTTCCTTACAGGCGGGAAGTGGAGCAACTATTGAAGTTACCTTTGAGAATAGCAGTAGTGGGATAATGAATGCTACTTTTGAGAATAATGTAAATGTGGGTGGAGATTTAGCTGTTGGAGCAGAAACTTTAACAGAAGCTAATGTTACAGCTTTGAAGGCACTGATATAGTGGTATAATAAAAGTATGGTAAAAGATAAAATA